TGAGCATACTGCCGATTTATCTCAGCAACCTTCAAAGCACTTTCAGCAACAAGAGCAGAACGAAGCCGTACTTCTTCTTCACTGTTACCTTTTACATTATCCAACTTTCTTCGCAGCGATTCAGCCTCCGTAGCAACCTCCCTCGTTTTTCCATCAATGATAATACCAAGCTCCGCATCAATCGCAGCACGTGTCAATTCCTCACGTTTCGTTTTTGCTGATTCCTGTATTTCAAGTAGCCTCAACTGATAATCACTTTCAATCTTTAATCGTTGCGCTGCGTTCAATGTAGTATCCTGCAACGCTGCATCACGTTCCTTCCGTGCAATTTCTCTTTCCAATTCAAGCGTCTCTTCATTCAGTAGCTGCTTTGTTTTGAGTTCATTCTGTAGTAGAGCGATATTTGCGTTGATGGATTCTGCAAGTAACGTCTTTCTGATTTTTGACGTTTCGACAACAATATCTTTTTCTTTATCTGCTGCATCATCCTCAAGCTCCAATACTTTTGCCTTCAACTCCTGACGCTGACGTAATTCTTCACGGCTGATTTCACCGGAGTTCTTCAATGTTCGTGCTAACTGTTGGTCAAGGATTGCAAGTCGCTGCTTTTCTATCGCAAGGTTTTCTTCAATCGTTTTCTTTTCAAGTTTACCCGCTTCTTCCGCAGCCTTAATGCGCTCCAAGTCAGACTTCGTTTTATTATCAGAAATCTTTCTCAGTTCATCTGCTGCAATTGCCCGTTCCTTTTGAGCAACGATTAATCCTATCTCCCGCTTTTCAAGATTGATTGCCTGTTGTTCAAGCCTCGCACCTTCGGCAGCAGCAGCAGCCATCGCACTTCCGAGCTGCTTTGTGCTGTTCACTAAATTATCAAACGAGAAATTCTTGATAGTTTCAATCGGGTTCAGGAAACTATCTACAATAGTTTTCCCAACCCTTCCAAGTGTATCCACCAACACATCAAACGCAGCACCAAGAGCAGCACCCGCAACACGTAACTTATCAATCCCTGACTGAAAGCGAGTGAAGTATGCAATGAGCGAACCGACAATAACAAGGACAGCTCCGATGCCTGTAGATATTAATGCAACACGAAGCGCACGGAAACCGGACACGCCTTTATTAGTCGCTACGGTGGAGGCTGTACCTAGTTGCTCAATACTTTTCGAAGTTTCCAAAGATGTTTTTCCGGCAACCTCCATTCCATCGCTGAGCGTTACGGCAGGATTTTCTTTATCATCACCACCGACCCACACTGAAAAAGATTTAACAGCGTTTGATGCTGCCTGAATCCCCTGCACAAATGTATCGCTACCTAATCCAACAGCATCGAAGGCAGATGAAGTGAATGTGAGCGCATTGCCTACACGCTTTGTCGCACTTTCGAACAACCCTGTTTCTTTTATTGCATCAGAAAATCCCTGTTTATAGTTACCAACGTTCAGCCTTCCATCCTTTATCCCATCATTAAACAGCAGCAACCCGTTCTTCAATTTCAGAACTTCTGCTGACGCTGCCTTATATTCATCAGTCAGCTCAATCGTTCCATCGGAATTTTGTTTGATAGTATTCTTGAGTAGCTTCAACTGCTTCTCAGCCTCCACATATCTCCGGTAAATACTCTCGTAAGAGTTTTCTGCTGCCTGAGTCTGCTTAATAGAGTTATCAAATTCCTTTTCGTAACTCTTCAATTCATTCTTGGTCGAGCGAATAGCTGCCTCGTTCTGAGCGAGTGCATTCTCAACCTTCTTATATGCAGCAGAACCTGTATCACCGGCAGATGCCAATGCAGTCTTGAGCTTTGCATTCTGCTCCTGCAAACTACTCAGCTTATTTTTCGTATCAACTACAGCCTGAGCTGCTTTCTTTTGGTCTGATGTAAACTTGCCGAACGTGTCTTCGGTTACAGCCTTCGCCTCTCTGACTACTTTGTTGAGTTCAGTTACTTCCTTTCGTGTTTCATACGTGGAACGCAGTGCATCTTCCTGAGCACGTTGCTGCTCAATCTGTGCTCTGTTGACAGAATCCAATCCCTTTTCGTATGCTTTCAGGTCGGTAGTAGCTGCACGAAGTTGAGCTTCTTTCTCAACCAATGCTTTCGTCAACTTTTTGTAGGAAGCAGAACCTTTATCACCAATGTTTTCGAGCGATTCTTTCAGTAGCTTTTGCTCCTGTTTTAATCTTTCAACAACGATTCGTGACTCGGTGATATTCTTAATGTACTGACGTGTATCAACATTAAGATTCAGAAGTATCGTTTTTACAGCATCAGCCATCTTAGTTCAGTTTTAATAGTTCCACTTTACAGGGTTCACCATAGACCCAATCGGATATTTTTGTTATCAGGAAATTCGCAGCGTAATAAGAAATGTAAACAGGTTTCCACAACTCCAACTCGTTCACCAACTGAGGCGAAAGAATCATCTCGGCACTCAGCATCTTATAATTATCAAAGATATATCTGTACCATCTGTATCTGTTTTCAAATACGTGCGTATCAAATCCTAATTGAATAGCCTTACTGCTATCATTGAAGTAGCAGTAGTAGATAAACGTGCTGCGAATATGAACGCCTCCCGTCCGGTTGTAGAACGTTACATTTGCAGTGTCAATCACAGCGAGGTTTAATAGTAATATGTGCTGCTTATCTTCACCTGTAACTTTCCCTGAATCATCAAAGCGAATTATCTGTGGTACTTCCTTGTCAGTCCATCGTGTAGATGTTGGTGTGTAGCTGTATGGAAGCTGTATCATCACACCTGATTCACCTAACGTTGTATTGTCAATATCAAAAAAGTAGCGACCACCCGACTCAGAAATATCATCCGAGTTGTTATACCCAAATGAATTTCTTTGAAAGGCTTTAGCCGGACGTGAAGACCATTTTGCATTGTCAGTATTGACTAGGTATTCGCTTATATCTTTTGCTCCTGATATGTTTCGGTACACCTCATCCCACCCGTAGAAATTCACAGAGCGTTTGTCGTCATCAACAATAATGATGCACCCGAAAAGATTCGCAATTGACTTTATAAACTCAGCAATCGTCATGCTCGGAACTAAATCGCTACCGGTAATCCAACAGTGAGCACCACGAAACTCCGGTATCACCAATGATTGACTATCCCATACTTCGTATCCATACTTCACTTCGTAGTAATCTTCTTCGCTTATTTCTTGCAACCCTGAGTTGTTTGGAAGGAATGGTATCTGAGCGAATGGCAAGTCTTCAATGTATCTGATTTTCGTTCTTACGTTGCTGACAGTGACGTTGTTGTTGCACCACATACGAAGCCCACAGCTACGTCTTACACCGGAATAGAATTGTGTTGTCACAGTCACATCGTAAGTCCCTGCAGGAAGAGAAGCCGGAAAGTTGAGTATGCCGGACGGTGAGTTCAACGGACACCAACCTGTTTCGTAATCATTCGGAAGTGCTGATGCGTGGAACAAGTGACCGAAGTAAGTCAGTCCGTTCGATGTATTAACGCACTTCACTATCGGCAGCGACCAATCACCAACCGGATAACCTTGATTCGCATACGTGCCTTGTGGATACACCTCTGATGGGAAATGAATGTATGCCGTTGTCACTGTAGATAAAACGATTTGCATCGTTACCTCTAATGAGCACAATGCGTAATCAGGAAATGAAAAATGACCGTGAGTTGGCTCTGCATTATTTGTAACGTATGGAACAAAAGAATCCCTCGTTCCCTTTACACCAATGGCATCGCCATTGCCATCAACATCGGCAAGTTTTATCACAGTGGTATTCCAAAGCGGGTTCGGATACAATGGTGTTGCAACCATTGTCTGAGCAGGTAGATATTCCAAGTCAGTATTGATTCGCTCGGCAGCATCTTCTTTCTTTCGCACCAACTTAGAAAGCGAGAACGGAAAGATTAAGTTCGTCCACAGTTGGCTTGAGAATATTTCACCGTTCAGCGTGTATCCTGTTTTCGCTTCTATTGCTGCTTTATACTTGCTCGACTTAATAGCGGGAAGCATCCGTGACATTTGTATTTCACGGTCAGTTGCATCCATATACGCTGTATCACCCGTGTAATCTATTATCGGATAAATATAATCACGTGTCGTTATGAATGAATTTATAATCGTTTCATCAGAGCGAAGGTGTGAGCAGCTTCCAAAATCACACTCGTTCATCTTTATATTCTTGCACACAGAAAAGAAACTGCTGTTGCCGGTATAATAATTAACGGTGACAACTTTTTCAGACATACCTACGTCTTGAATTTCTATGTAACCACTTGAAAGAGGCAACCCATCAATTTCAACTACAGCATTTATCTTTCTGTACGCATTCTTTGAAGTTGTGTTGAAGAAATTACTGTTACCTAGGATTCGCTTATTGTGGTCGGTCATCGGCAAATCAAATGAACGGCTGAACGAACCCAATCTTGCATCAGGCTCGTTGATAGAAAATGCTTGGAGCGTGACCGGTATATTATTTCCGGAAAGCATATCCAAGGCTTCACCATCTATTCTGAGTGTGTAGTTCATCAGTTGCTTACATTATAATATTCAGGGAGCGTGAAAGATAGCTCAACATCTACAGTCGCTGACTCAGCTCTGTATTTGAATCCTTTTGGAATCATTCTCACTCCAATCCAATTAGAGCCACGCAGCATGAATACCTGTGGGCTTTGCTCAATCCATCTCAATCCATTAAACTCTTCCCTCGTTACAATATCAAACACAGTGAGCGAATCAATCTGACGTGCTGATGTTATCGCCTCACGTTTAATGGCTACCTCAATATCATCATTAACAATTTCGTATGCGCTTCCCTGCTGCGATGAAATAGACGTTTCACTATTGACATCAAACAACCAATAATCCCATCCACCAAGCGGGTTCTTCCACATCAGGTACACAGGGTTCTTTCTGCATCTGTCGTCAATCTGAATCACTTTCTGCTCGGTAATTATAACCGGAGTTTCAGCAACATCTTCTTCGCTCACAGCATACCCATCAGCAACATACCCATCAGCAACATAATTGTTTCCCGCAACACCACCCGTCTCAAGCCAAACACGAATAAACTTTGTTCCTACCGTAGAACCGCCCTGAATAGTTAATAGGTTGACAGCACCTGCATGAGCAGTATCAATTTGAGCATCCACGTGATTCAATATAGTTCCTGTTGATGACAGCTCATCTTCCTCGCTCGTAATTAATAATGACTGCAGCTCTAATGGAAATATGAATGAAAGAGTGAATGGGAAACCGACAAAGATTCTTGGTGATTCAAACGGAGTTAAAAACCTTGGAAGCTCGGAGCTTGGAGCAGCAACCGGAAAGTAGTCACCGAAGTTTTGGCCGTAAATATCTTTCAGGTACTTCACACCATCCAACGAATAATAAATGGTATTGTCAACCACTGATGTCGTTGATGATTCAACACCGCCCAAATAGAACCGGTCAGCGAACGAAACTGTAAACCTGTTCCATCCACTGTAGTCAGGCTCGTTAACCAAAGCAAAGCTACACCTATTCTCTTTTACTATCCCGTATGTAAGTAGGCTACGAACATCAATCCTGCACTCTCCAAAAGAATTGAATGAACCCCTTGCAGTGCCAAGGCTCACAGTCTTTCCTGTAGCAGCCACATATCCGGTCAGCGACAAGTCAACCGTGTAATTCTCTCTGATGCCAAAGTTTATGTAGCCTGAGAAAACGTTTCCGGCAAAAGGAATATCCACCACGAATTTGAAATCAGGAGTTCCATTCTGACTTATACTAAGGATTGTTCCGGTCGCTTCATAAGTTCCTGAGTTATCAACTACAGCTACTGAGTCACCAACAGTGATAGAAAGGCTTGTCATCTGAGTGCCGAGCACACTTACTTCAATGTTGCCGGAGCTGTCTTCTATTTTATAGAACTGTGCATCCTTCCTGACAAACCAAAAGATGTATGGTTGCCTATTCGAAGCCCACCTACAATAGTCGCCTGTCGGTAATAACTTTTCGGGTCTGATTATATCAATCATTTGAATGTGTCTATAATATCAGAAAGGATTTCTGCCTCTGATGTTGATGCTATCTTATTGATAATCTGATTTATCCTTCTGTCTGTTACAACAGAGCTGTAAATATCTCTACGCTTTCCCTGACGGTGAAGCAACGTTCCTTCTTTGTGAATCGTTCGTGTAATTGCAAAAGCAAGGCTGTCGAATGCTTTCTTTTCTGCATTGCGCCTCCCACCCTTCACTCGCTTACTCTTTGATTTTATTGTGGGTTTTATTCCACGTGCAATCATCCACCGCTTAATCTTCGGCAACAGCTCTCCGTCACCTTCGTTCCTAGTTACTCCACGACCCTGCTCAAGAAATTTCCACCCCTCACCTCCTGTAATATCCAATGAGATACCACCGTCAGAGAATACACGGACTGATGGGGCGAGTGAACGTACAGTCTGACCTGTAGCTACTGCGTCCTGAGCGAACGAGCGAACCTGCAGGTCAACTATCAGGTCATCCGCTTCCTCGTAGAGTATTCTACGAATCCGGCTTCTTGCTGCTTTGTTTAGGTCGGACATTGATAGACGATGCTTTCACGCAACTGAACTGTAAAAGTAAACACAAAGCCACAGACATTATCATCATACTCATGCAAAATCTCCCGCCTGTTTACACGACCTATCTCGGTTTTATTCCGGCTGTCCTTGTTCAGATTGGTGATGAATTTATGATAGACTCCCTGCAGCAGTTCCAATGTGGAAAGATATGTCTCTGATGCACGGTCATCATTTGCGATGTCAGCCGTATAATCACACAAACTGCTTAGTTCTGCAACTACTTCATACTGAGTAGTTAGCAGCCCGTTTTTAAAAACATTATCGGTAGGGTTGACAGCGTGAATCCACAAGCGAGGGAACTTTCCTTTGTCATCAAGATTCGTGTATGCCTTTATGCCACGTCCATACGCAGCGACTCCTTCGGTTGCCAAGGCGACTTCACGGAGCATTGTTTCAATAGTTGTCATGCTGTTTCATTACTTTCCGGAGTCGCTTACTGTAACGAGCTTCTTCCGCTTTCCGTGCTAAAGTAATAAATGCTTCATCGTATGACAAATTAAAAACAGCTTCATACTTTGAAATGTCACCATCAGCCAAACTGTATATCACATTGAACTCAGCGAATTGGTTGAATCGGTCAATACCTGCCTCAACCTCAATCGCATCCGGTTTCACTGTCAGGACTTTTGCTTCGTTTTCGAGTACCTGACGTAACCACTCAAAAAAAAATTGGCTTCGGGGTATGCTTCAACCAAAGGCATCGCATCGACCAACTTCTTGACCGACTCGACGTGAGCCTCCTCGTATTTATTTTGCCTGTGGAGGTATGGAGCATAGTAACAGGCAACAACCGGAGTAATGAGTGACGCATGGTCAGCTCCACTCACAATAGCTTCATTTACAATCTGCTGCATCAGTAACTTCTGACCGAGCCGTTCTTTGTTCGGAAATATGATTGGCTCAACTTTCCTGTCACCAATACGCAACACCTTTGCCCGTTTAAGTTTGAATGGGTCGAACGGTTCACCAATCCAAGTCAGTTCAGGAACAACATCTGAATCGAACTGTGAGCAATCAAGGTTGTTCAGCACCTCGTATCCAATTCCTGTCAGGATGCTCAGAAGCATAACTGTATCCAACTTTTCACCTGCAGCGATGATTGACCGGTACTGACTTACCGTTACTTCACTCCATGAGGTAGGAAGCGGGTATGTTACATTATCAATTACTACGTTTATCATTCCTTCCATTTGTTAGCCGGACACTTCGCACAATCCAATTTCGATTTGAATCGCATCACGCATCCGCAAAGATTAATTTCAACTCCTTCATGCATGACCGTGCTCCCGACTATCGGTGTGCCACAGGTAACAGCACGAAGAAGGCGACCGGAGTATTCGCACCTCCGGCACACCTTCAATCTATCCCCACTCCTTTTCTTGTTATCCATTGGATTTCGCAGTACATCATCCATTCTCAATCCTGCATCCCAAGGATGCATCTTGACGGTTATCAGTTTTCCTATTAAAGATTTTGTAGTTCCTGAATCACACTTGGTTTTATCAGTTCGGTATTATCAATGATGAGCAGTCGCTTGTAATCAAAAGGAGCGTTCCGCAAATGCTTCACCACTGTTCCGACACGGTGATAGGTTTCTGTGTTCCACACCGGACGGGATGGGTTGCTCATACTTGCAATGGAGGCGAAGAACTGTTTGTTCTTGCTACGGTCTATCGTGCAGACGTGGGTGTATGGTGATTTTTTAGCCATGGTCAATAATCTACTTGAAGTGAAACATTGTATGTATTATAAGGCTTCGGATTGCCACCGTGATACGGAGCAAGAATATATCCGGCTGTACTCAAAGGGAATGAAATATCATTCTCCTGTAGATAGAACGGGTTGTTTGAAGAACCGTTAACAGTCAGCCGAGGAACAGACGAAATATCACCTGCTCTTTTTAATATGAATGAATGCTCGTCACCCATACGGCATTCACACACAAACATATCTTTCGGGTGTGGCTGCAATGGTTTCTTTCCGTTCCAAATTAAAGGGCGACCGTTGTAATGTAGGTACAGTAATATATCAGCATACCCAACTCTTTTGCTCGGCTTCCATCCAACACGTAGCGAGTCACGGTGATTCCAAATACCGGAACTGTTAATAGTGATTCTTCGGTCAAGTGTAAATCCGACAATCTTATTGATGTAGTGACCCTTCACATTACAATCATACCATGCGGTAGGTTCAATTGCAAACTTGCCTGTCATTGTGTTTATACCGTCATGAACTGATTCATGCAGCAGACCAATGGGGTAGTGTGACTTTGGCGTGAATATGAATTGCATCATTGTGTTTATCTTTTATGGTTAGTATAGAAGGCAGGACTCGAACCTGCACGGTGCACTACCTCCCGCCTCAACTATTGCACCTACTGAGGATAGCGTCTTCCCTTTCGCCACTTCATACTAACATCATTGCACTACAGGATTCTTTGAGTTGATTTTAACAGTACCATTCAGGTTCACAGTTCCGGAAGTAGTCAGGTTATTTGTCACGAGCGTCTGCATTGTGAGCGACGTGTGAGTTTCATTACCGGCAGCTGAGAATGAATTGAACTTATGGAAAGGGGACTGATTGAATCCGGTCACGCTCCAATAGTAAGGCATTGTGCCACCAACCCATGCTGTCGATTGAGATGGGTCAACTGTTGGGTGTAACTCATCAAAAGACCATATCACAGCGTTACTGCCGGTCTGATATTTATGTGTACCAAGATGCCAAGGAACATTCTTTACATACACGTGCGGGTATCCACGTGAAGAACGTGCACTCACTAACGTTCCGGTGTACTGCGAAAACAACCCATCGACAATGTAATATCCTTCTGAAAGGTCAAGGTCGAAACCTGCAATCGTTGGCTGCATCTCAAGATGTGAACTTACTGAACGACCATCCTTCACAACAGGTGAACCTTCGCTGCGAACTTTCCATCCGTACTTCTTATTCGCACCCTCAGCAATCGTATTCAGGTTGTAACCACCTGACACAGCGTAATCAGAGAATGCAGCTTCACCATTTGCCCGTCCAAAGTCACGGCAGTTAATACGTGTGGAGGAATTGGATTGGCTGTTCGATGTTGAACCACCCCAAGACTTTCCATAGTCCTGAATGAATGATTCACCAATGTTTGTAGCCAAGCAACTCATGGTCATTGACATTAAACCGAACCGGAGGTGCTGACCTTCATTTGCGTTCTCAAAGTGTAGTGCCTCATAATGACTACCGTATGTAGCTGCAATGTCAAGCAAGACTCCTGTACCTGCTTTTCCAATGAAAGCACCATCACGAATAATAACCGACACCGATTGCATTTGGTCTGCTTCTGCCTGACTCGTTGCGATGCGACCCATAAGGATAGCGAGACCGGAAGGACTTGCATCATATAGCGCATTCCCATTCAGAAACACTATCAACTCTTTACTCCGTGCTGTAGTTGTCTTCGGTATGATAAGCGTGGAGGTGACAGCAATATCACGCACCACATAAATTGCAGTGACCGTTCCATTACTCCATCCGTTTAGAGCATCTTGCATTTCGGTTGCCGTTTCGACAAAGCGAAGTGTGCCGATTGACTTTGATATACCCGTTCCTGATGGGGGACAAGGGGGACACGTCCCATTCGCTCCGTCCCTTCCGTCCTTTCCGTTTACTCCGTCCTTTCCGTTCATGCCTCTGAACTGTAACATTGAGTATTGCCAACCTCCACCGAGCCATTGATAGGTCGAACTGTCCGAAAGAACGAACATAAAATCCGCTGCCTGAAAACTGTTCGGCTTTGCTGCAGGAAGAGTTTCACGAACATGGATACGACCGACACCTGTAGGTGGAGTGTAACTAATTTGTGACATCACGCTCGTAACTGTCAGGAGCGCAATCAGTAGAGTGAGTAATTTTTTCATGGTGCTAATTTAACGAGGTACATTGATTCTTCCAACTCTGCGTGAATAACGTTGACCAAGTAATTGAGTAGCAGCATATCTCGCTGCATCAATTCCGTGATTCCAAATATCAATAGGGACATTCTGTGATTTACCATTTCTGTCAACCTTCCATCTGTAATTCCTGAGCTCCTTAATCAGATTAACACTCCTTCTCGTTACATTAATCTTGACCTGCAGCATCATATCAATACCATTCCTTATGCTATCACCTGACTTATCTGCGCCTGTAACATGGAGTCCGGCCAACTGTAGTTCAGCTATTGACTTTGGCTCTGCTGAGTCTGCCACAGTATCAACTCGAAGGCAGTCAGGCTCACTTTTAATGAACTGAGCAATATCATAGTTTGTCATCTGTGTCCGGTACAGAAGTTCATCCAACCAAAGCTCCCCATCTGAATACCTGACATCAATCAGTGCGGTCGGGTCATTACTGAATCCAAAGTCAAGCCCCAACTTCCGCTTTGGTGTGTCCGGCATCTCATCCACAATGTTGAATATCGGGAAGATAACACCCTCTGATACACCAAACTCTCCTTCACCATAAACACGCCACCAATTAGGGTCTGTCAACCTTCTTCGCTCAATCTCCTTTACGATAGATTCGTCAAGTAAGTGGTTATGGGTGTAGTTGGATTTAATCAGCTCAAACGAAACCTCCGGCTTGTTCAGTATCTCTTCTGAAACATAAAAGTCACCGACAGGATTATAATCAAGGAATATGGTTCGCTTCGTCCGGATTGATAATTGGTCAAAAGCCTCTTTCGTTACATTGTTGCACTCATTCAAAAACAATATATCACGCCTGAGTCCACGTACCTTGCTACCGTTATCTGCCGAGAAGAACTCTATAGCACTATTGCCGAACAGGTACGTGCGTGTTGACTTGTTGTGCCTTCGTTCATCATACGACCCATCAGCCAACAGTATATTGTGGAAATCCCGCATTGCTCCTTTCTTCAAGTGCGGTAATGATTCACTGACTACACTAATCAGCAGTCCCTTCTGCGACTTGGATTCAGCCTCAGCTATCAGCCTCAGTAACTGTAGTATCGCATACGTCTTCCCTGACGAAGTACCGCCCTGATTAACAATAAAGCGCACCTTTTTCAAGTACGCTTCTATATTCATCGAGAATACTTTGGTTGTATCCATTAACCACCTGACATCAGTTTCTTTACAGCGTCCTTGGTCTTTGAATCAATAACCGTAACACTCAGCGAAGTGGATACCGGTGCGCCATCAATTCCTGTCAGCTCACTCCTTTCAACATAACCCCTCGCCTTGCCTTTGGTCTTCAAATAGAATATTGTTGCTGTAGTGTTTCCATCCTTTATCTGTTCCAACAACTTCGACTCGGCAAAGTCTATTGCCCGTTCGGTTATTTCTTTCACCGATTCATCGAAAGCCTTGTCCGTTTCGCACCACCTGTAGAAAGTTCCACGTGTAACAGATGCCTTGTCACAGGCTGCACTCACGATTCCCAAAACAGACTTCAATGCTTCCAACACTTCCTTTTTTCTTTCAGCCGTCTTTACCGCAGTTGTCTTCAATCTGCTTTCCACCTTTTTATCCATGTCACTTTTGTATAACGATTAACTCAGAACCAATGCATTCTCAATCACTTGACCTTCACCAAAGTCATCTCCTTCTTTTCTGCATTCAGTATTGAATCCCAATCAATATCGGTTCTCTTTATCAAAGGTACATCAAACTTAGCCCAATTAACATAGTGCTGTGGTCTTCCGAACCTTCTTCTCACCTCCACAACGTTCGGCCATAACCTTTCCAAATGCCGAGCCATCTTCAACCTTCCGTCACCTTGGTACTTTCCGGTGTTCCCACCTTTCAGCTTCATCGTCTGTACTTTCTCGGCAAGGAATACATTAAACTGTGCCGTGCACTTCCCGATACTGAGAGCCTGTAAGCATAAGTCTGTGTCAGCATTATAGTTACCACGCCAACGCAACGGCATACTATTATCAATAAGCATGAATGAATAAACGTGGCAGTTCAGCAATATCGGCTTCTGTTTACCAACCCCGAACATCACATAGTTTAATCCGCTTATACCGACATTCTCGTACCGGTCAGTCCATTCTTCGACAGTCTTTATAGCTGCCATCGGGTCGCACTCAATCCTCCGTCCTTTCGTCCAATGCCTGACCCTGTAGATATTATCATCCAACTCCCAATGCTTCGAAAAACCACTTGCCATCGAATGCTCCCAAATCCAATTACGTACCGGTATTGCACCACGACCTGTTGACTCCGGAGGCAGTACCAATATCTCAGCGTCGGGATACCATTTTTTATACAGCTCATACTCTTGAGCCTCCACGACCAAATAAAAGTGCACGTTATCCTTTAATAGAAACCTTGCCGTCAGACAAGCGTTATTCTCATGCCTCCCTTTCGAAAGAACATAAACCGGATATTTACTTCTTCGTGTTCCACGCATCTTTCACAATTATTGAATCTATCCTGCTTCTTGCAATATCAATATCAGTAACAGGCGTTTGGCAAAACTCCATGAGCGAAGCCAATGCATCATCCTGCAGCCTCATAAGTGAGGACACCTTTATACTCATCACGTTCTTACACCCCGCTTCCAACCTGTCTATCATCCGAGAATATCTCTCAAGGTATCCTATCCACTCCTCATCAGTGGAATATGCGTCCATGAACTCGGTGCGCTTTATCGAAGCCAATACCTCGCTTCGCTTTCTCCTTACTATGAGCCAACGTGCATTCGGGAAGCTACGGTTCATCATCTGCCAACAGTAAGCAATCTTCGGGTCTTTAAATAACCAAGGCTGACCATTCGCACAACCTTCTCCGGTAGCAATAGCCAACATCAAATCCTTGAAGTGCGGATAGTCTGCCGAAAGATTCTCAGGATTGTACCGCTTCCGCAAATGCTCCTTATCGTTCAGCCTCATGTAGTTGACTATCAACGCTCTCATTCTTTCATTCTCATAGTACCCGTTCACATTCCACTTGTCTGCCGGTTTCGTTTTACCAATAAAAACACCAAGCTCGGAAAGAACGTGGGCTGTAAAAGAACTCCCTGAGCGTGGAGGACTTACTATGAATATCGGTTGCTCACTTACCATCTTCGTCAATATATTTATAATCAGCCAACTTCTCATAGTCCCTGTACGGATACCGAGTTGACCAAACAAGTCCGGACTTCTTTAATATCTTCATTCCATTTGCATCAGAGAACTGCTCACGCTCTGCCTCCGTTTCGAACGATATGACAATCTTGGGTCTATCCTTCTCGGCCTCAAAGTCCGTCAGACCCACGTACTCGGCAGCTTCATTCAGGTCAGCTATTTCATGTGCCGGACGGCTGACCATTAACAGATTCGCAAGTTGCATCTCATCGTACCCTGTACCCTCAAGACCACCCGCATCTTTCACTTCCTTTAATAACTCAGTCAGCTTCCGGTCGTCAATATCCGACAGCTTACCGATTTCGGAAATCCCTGCAAGTATCTTTAAAGCCTCCACCGAGTCAGGCTCAATATTCAATCGGGTAGCAGGTAGAGTCTCAAGACCAATACTTTCGGCAGCAAGTACCAATGCGTGACCATCTAATATAGTCCCATCCTTGGCAAGAATAACATTCCGAAGAACCCCTACAGACCGGATACTATTAATAAT